CTCCCACTTTTTCAATGTACACCACGTCACTCTGCGACAGGTAGTTGATCATCACCTCACGCACGTCGCCGTCGGTGTCGGGCATAGGCTCAACAACCACACGGTTGTTTGCGAAGTGCGCGATGCCGCCGCTTGCACCCGGGTCGATTGCAAGGATCCGCTTCACTTGGCCGCCTTTCTCAGCCAGGCCTGAATAGCCTTGTCGGCCACGGCTTGCAATTTGAGTCCGGCAGCGAGGCAGTAGTCGCGCAGGGCCTTGTGTGTGGTTGGTGTCACGTTGATTGTTTTGGGTTTGGTCATTGGGTGATCTGCTTTGCAATATCCTGGCCAAGGCCAGCGTTCGACCGACCCAGCAGAGCCAGCCTGTGGGCCATCTTCTCGGTGACTGCCTCGTGCCGTTTGCGCTCGCAGTCTGACAGCAGACTGAGGTTAGTCCTGGTGCCCAGGATCACCGAGGCCTTGAGGCTGTTCAAGGCCACCCGGTTCAGGTGCTCCATTTCGTCTGCGTTAGTGTTGGGTGGCAGGATCTGGAAGCCAGCCCCGCGGAGGCCCCGCTGGCTGAAGTTCATGCCTCGGTGACGTAGCTCCCTCCGGATGTTGTGGACCTCCATGTTAAACGAATGGGTTTCCCTGATGCCATCCAAGGCCTCTTCCATTTCCTCCATCGTCACGGTGAGCCCATGAGCGATGCGGTGCTCGTTGCGGTCGATCCAGTCCTTCCAGAGCGGAAGGCGCCGGACTTCTTCTTCGTTGATCATGTCTTGTGTTTCCATTTGCTGAAAGTTGCCCGGTGTTACCGCACACCGGAAAGCGTTGTTGCCATGCCACGCCTAGCCCCGCCGCACCAAGCCTTGCCCAGCCGGACCGGGCCATGCCTTGAAAAATTGTCCCGGATACCGCGCCGGGTCGCGTGTTGCCTTGCCATGCCGCGCCAGGCCCCGCCTAGTCCGGCCTAGCCATGCCCAACCTCGAGAAATTCAAACCACCTCGACGGTGAACCGGCCGAACTTAGGCCGCCAGTCGCCCAGGCCGACCAGTCCGCCAGCCTCGCGTGATGCGTCGATCACCTGTTCCTTCGAGACAACCGATTCATCGAACTCGATGGTGCATGTCGTCCACCAACCGGAAGGAACCATCGGCCGGACTCGAATGATCCCGAGGTCGACTCGCTTCCGCAGTGTGAAGGCTGGGTCGGCGTAGATCTGCTCCTTGGTCTGGCCGATTCTTCGGTGATGAATCACAGCCTCGGCCTCAGACAAAAGGACAGCGGCGTCGAACTTCTTGCCGAGGCGAGCCTTTTTGGCGCCGTCCTTGAGACATTTCTCGATGTTGTCGCACGGCAGAACCAGTCCTCCTTCAGCCTCGGACCAGTAAAGGCCGGCCTCCCACTCCAGACGGTCGCGCTCGTCGTGATCGCTTGGAGTCATGTTTTTGCTGCCTTTGGCTGTGATGCGTTTGATCGCCATGACGTATGGGTTCTTGTGATCCACCATGTCGCCGTTGTGCATGATGAGGGGCCGGAGCCCGGTGAGTTTGACTTTGATTTGCTTCATATTTTGCCTTGGTTGTTACTGACGAAAGTGTCCGGTGATACCGCCCACCGGCAGGCGTTTTGCCGGGCCGCGCCCGGCCACACCCAGCCGCGCCAAGCGGTGCCGCGCCGCGCCTTGCCCTGAAAAATTGTCCCAGTTGCCGTACTGGGGAACGTGTTGCCGTGCCAGGCCATGCCGCGCCACGCCTTGCCGGGCCTTGCCAAGCCGCGCCCTGAAAAATTCATTTGAGGTGTTTCTGCACCTTCCGCCAGTAGCCCAGCGTCGCCGTCTTGCGGTCCCCAGTCGGCCCCCCGTTCCATTTCCGGGCCTGCTGCTCGGTGGTCTTGCCGCTGCCGTAGTGCCGCAGGTAGGCCTCGCACACAGCCCGGGCTGCCACGCGGTTGGTCATGTCCTGGTGCCGGTAGTTGCTCCCGGTGATCCGGTTCACATCCAGGACCACGCCGCGGTGGATCTGCAAGGGGCCTAGGGCGCGTCCGTTGTCGCCGATGGCAAGATCGTTCCCGGAGGACTCCACGATGATCAGGGCGGTGATTAGGTTGGTCAGGTTCATGGCTGGACGTAGCAGATCATTCCATTGACCAGGATGGCGCCGGTGTCACCTGCTGACTCGCTGGCTTCGGCCTCGGCCTCGGTGGCCCGGCGGATAAACTCACCGGTGGCCAGGTCGTGGAGGCTGCCGCAGTCGTCTCCGGTGGATCCGAAAGGTGCCAGGGTGTATTTGGTAAGAGTCGCTGTCATGTTGCTGTGGTTTGCTGTGGTGTTGGTTGATTGCGCGTTGGCCAGTCGCGCCCCTGGTTGGATGGTATTCGCCCCATCCGGGCGTAAATTATTCCTCGTCGTTTTCGATGGCCTCAATGAGCTGGCCGTTGACGATGGTGATGCCGTGATCGGCCAGCATGGCGAAGATCGAGAGGTTGGTTTCGGCCTGTTTGGCGGCGATCTCTGCGATTTTTTCGTTCTTGCTCATGTTTTGCTTTGGTTTGCTGTTGTTGCTTTGACGTGATCAAGATGGCCTATGTTCTGCCTTCCGTCTACAGAGAAAACTGTTTTTCTGTAGATTTTGAAGAAAACCCAATGTTTACCGAGTCGGAAATGGTGTCGGAAACTAGGCTCCGAGCTCGTTAGGCAGCCGCAAGTCGACGTACCTGATGGACAGATACTTGTCGGCGCCGGCCGTCACGTCGAAGTAGCCGCCCGACTGGCTGCGCTCGCCGGTGCCGTAGTTCCGGAGCGGTATGTAGGCTGTCGAGGCCACGGGCACGGCGATGTTCGGCTCACCGTTCTCGGTGTCGAAGTTCCAGGAGAAAAAACCACGGCTGTCGCAGTAGGTGGCCAGATTCACCGCTGGGACGTGCCAGTAATCATTCCCACCTGCGTCCTGGTCGCGGTAGGCAACCACCCCATTGGCGATCAGGATGTCGTAGCCAGCCTCGCTGACGTAATAGGACGGGATGGTTCCGCCGGATTCCTGTCCTGTTCCAAAGGTCAGGAGATCCCCTACGCGGTACAGGTTGCCGGCGTCGTAAATCGGGCAGACACCCTGAGCCAAGCACAACGGAACCGCGCGGGTCCATGACCGGACGGTCCATTCCAGCAGGTTCCACAGCCAGGCCGACTTCGGGATCTTGTGGAAGAACGGGCCGCCTCCGGGCTGATATGGGTTCTCGATGGGATTGTACGGCAGAAGGAATCCGACCTGCTCAACGCCACCCGTCCAGGAGATGGTCGTCATGTTGTCCCGGTATGGCGGCGAATAGGTGGAGCTGGCAAACGGCACCGTCGAGGCGAATGAGGCCTGCCGCTGGTCCTTGAAGATATCGTCGGCGCCGGCCTCGGTTAGGTCGACGAATGACGAGTTGTTGGCCTCGGGTATGAAAGCGAACTGCTGGGTTTGGTTGGGGCTGCCTGGAATCCGCACCGAGGCGTCGGATCCATTCGGGCCGCCCCATTTGTTGCGCCAGAAGTCGCCGCCCCAAGGCCTGTCGTCGGTGCTGCCGATGGCCATGTCGATCTGGTAGGCTCGAACGAGGTCGAAGTCGTAGACGCTGGATGAAAACCCCCAAGGGCCGCCCGGCGGGATGAAGGCCGAATTGACCGCCTCGACCTGCTGGATTGCTCCGGATGTCGATGTGCAGCTCCGGGCCGGAAGAATGTTGCCCCATTGCAAGGCCGTGGATGCCCCTGGGACAGCGAGAAGGAACGACTTGGTGCCTGAGGTGAACCGGAAGTTCTGCCACGGTCCTACACCGAATCCGACCGGCCTGCTGTCAATCCAGAGGCTGTCATTGGTTGCCGTGGTCTCGAAGTTAACCAACAGGTTACCGTCGATACCTTCTGATGTTGAACCACGCACAGACAGCCCGGCTGGCGTCATGGTTACAAGGCTCACCTTCTCCTCGGAGATATCGACCTCCTCGTCGTAGGTGCCAAGGAAGCCCAGCTCGACAGCCACCCGGCGCCGGAGATCGCGCATCGACTCGAAAATGGTCGGCTCGTTGCCTCCGGTCCATGTGACCGCCCCGGTTCCGGATCCCGGTGTCTCGGTGGTGTATTGGGCCGGATAAATCGTCGAGATCGTGGTGCCGGCTGTGGTGATCTCCCAGAACGGGTCCGTGGTTGTGGTGAAGATGTTGGCGTCGACCGGATAGATCCGAATGGTGCCGCGGCGGCTGACCATTGTGATGTCGGTCGGGTTCACCGTCACATCCACACCCAAGGCCTTGATCTGGTCGGCAAAAGCGATTGTCCCGGTGAAGATCCGGATTTGATCGTCGTAAACATCGCCAGCCGCGTTGGTGTAGGTCACCCGGGCACGCCCCCAGGTGAACACGGCATTGCCTATCGTGGTGTTGGCGTCAGTCGGGTCGGCGTAGACGCCTGAGTAAACCTGCCGGATGTCGTATGGCAGGTACGGGTCGTAAACGGCCTGCATCACCCGGCGCCATTCGTTGATGATGAACGGGTTGGCGACGTTGTTGGCCTGGCTCGACCGTTCGAGCGACAGGAACTCCGATTGGGTGCTCGTCTTCGACCAGGAGGGCGGGCCTTCAGCCAGGAACGGGATGTCGCCGGAAAAGTACGGGAAGAAGTAGCGGCTAAAGTCGCCACCCGGCCAGCGGTAGGCCCAGGTGCCGTCAGGACGGCGCCGGAAGGTACGGCAGGCCCCAGCAGCCACGAATTGCCTGTCGGTGCTCCCGTCGGGCATTTGGAGATACACCACGGCCGCCTTCGGGTTGCAGTTGTGGACACGCCAGCAATCGTACCGCTGGTACGATCTCGGGATCCGGAAGTCGAGCTGCCCCTCGAGGGCGATCTCGGCCACGGCCAGCCGGTGTTTGTGGATCCGCCCGGGCGGCAGTGTGGGGTCGGTGGCTGCACCTAGGCTGCCCCGGACGTAGGACGTGCCGTTGCCGTCGTCCGGATCCCAGCCAAGATGGATGTCGTACCGGATTCCATTGATCTCTCGGGTCAGTAATTCGAAGCTGAAGTGAATGGTTCCAATGTCACAGGTGAACGGGTCGGCTCCGATGATCGGATGGTCGACGTAGACCTGGCCGCCTTGGGTGTTGAGGTACTGGTTCTCCAGCTTCGACAGCTCGATGGCTACCTGCGTCTGGTCGTGGTTGTCCCGGTAGATGGCACCGATACCTGGGATGCCTGTTCCCGTGTCTCTGAGGCGCCTACAGGAGGCTGGATCATTCCGGAAGACATACCACACCCCATATGGGTATTGCCCCTCCCAGACGCCTGCCGCGGAGTTCGCGAACAACGGCGATTTACCATCGAGCACCCTGGCGCATTTCTGGTCGGCTCGGCCATAAAGGTTGTTCAGGTTCCGGGCCGTGAACATCCGGTCGGTCCGGCTGGTGGCGAATGGCATGGGTCAATAGAACCAAGACTCCTCGGCTGTCTGGGTGACGGCCGGCTGTGTCTTTAGCACCGTGCCGTTGGCATTCTGTTCCACCCTCTGACCGGGGCCGGCGACGAGCTGCACCCGTCGCACGGCCTCGATCAGTTGGTTAATGGCCCGGGCATGGTCTGCCTTTAGACCGCGCTCGGATAGCTTGGCTGGCAGTTGTAAAGCCATAGCTTACAGCTCGCAGAACTGCACCATGATCTTGACCGTGCCGGCGCTGGATTTGACCAGTGTGGTCCAGCCTGAGTCGATGCGCGGAATCAGGCAGAACTCGCCGGGGGCGATTCGGATGGGCCAGACGATATTCGGCGTGATCACCGAATCGTACCCACCCACCAGCACGCTGTTGATGGTGTCCAGGTTGCGGATTAGCACGCGGTAGGGCGTCGAGAGGTCTGCCGTCAGGTCGAGTGCCTCGGAGCCTGTGCCGACGTCCTGCGTCTGCTGGCCCATATCGGTTCCGGTCATATTGGCCGTCACCGTGTAGGTTGTACCGTCGATGGTGGCCCCGCCCTTGGCGGCGAACAGCCTGGCCGACATTTGAACTTCGTTTGCCATGGCGGGTGGTTCGTTAGATTTCGCAGAAGGTGGCCTGCACAGTTACCGCGGCGGTATCGGCTCGGAAGTAGAGCGTTTGGCCCGATGCAACGTAAGGGATCAGCATGGTCTCACCGGTCGGGATTCGCATGGTGTAGGTGCCGCTGACGAAGCCTAGGTCGACGAAGTTGGTGGAGTCCAGGTTGCTCACTAGGAGCTTGTAGGGGGCTGTGACATCGACGGGCACATCCAAGGCCTCGACGGTGGTGCCGATCACTTGGGTTTGGCTGCCCATGTCGGTGCCGGACATGGTCACGCTCTTGGTGTAGGTAACGCTGGGGAGGTAGGCGCCGCCTTTGGCTGCGTACAGCCGGGCCGTCATTTGGATTTCGTCTGCCATAGATTGTGGGGGTGTTGGGGGTTAAACGAACGGGTAAATGAGGATGTCGTATGGGGCAAACGTCCAGGAGATCGTTTGTTCGACTTGGTTTGTCTTGATGATCAGGCCGGTCGAATAGTTGGTTTGCTTCCAGCCCCAGGCCGTGCCGGATGGCGTCAAATACGGCTCCGATGGCGGAACAGGAAGCATCGACTGAATCGACTGCAGTCCCCAGACAGCCACGAACGTGGCCGGTAGATAAATTGGAGGCACCGCGGAAGGCACCTGGGGCAGGCCGTTATTGCCTGAGAAGGTGGCGATTCGGGTGAGGTTCACTCGGGCCACCTGAAAACTATCCACGCCACGTCCCAGAATGGTGATGAGTTGTTTAGCCACCGGGAAGCTGGCGATGTTGCTTTGGTTGATCTCGCCGGGATTCTTAGCGGCACCTTCAACCACGAGACGGTATACTATAGGATCACCAAACTCGATTGCCTCTCTGACAACCGAAGGCATGGCGAACAGAGAAACATCGGCATAATCCGTACGGAACTCGTATCGGATCTCCGGTGTCTCTGTGCCTGCTGCAGGTGTAAACGCCGTATTGATCGGGTCGGCTGGGTTGGTCGATTGGCCAGAATAGACAACCGTGGCCTCTGAGTATGGGCCGGACTCGGTGATCGTGACCTTGGCTCCGGAATTTACCCATTGAAACGAAGCAACCCGCAAGGCGTCTTTGCTTCCGCGATAGGTAAACGTCCAGACTGGGCCGGTTCCGGATCCGGCATTGTCAAACTGCCGGGAAACCTCGACGTAAGACAGCGGAGCATTTCCGGACGTCGGTGTGACTATTGAGATGTCGCCTTGAATCGTTGCCATATCAGTTGCCGTTGATGGCAGAAACCGTGCTGCTGGTGTTCTTGTTGATCGACTTCAAGTCGGCCGTCTGGAGCCTGACTTGACCCATGAAGGTGTCGACCCATCCGTTTGAAGATGTAAAACCGCCCATGCGGTCCTTGTTCCTTGAGTCGATACGGCCAATGGTGCCCCTTGGAATAGGCAGAGCCTCGAATCTTCCAGCCGCTTCTTCGGGTTTGGCAAACGCCTCTTGAAACGCTGCTTTCACAATGGAGCCCTTGCCTCCAAGTTGCTGCAGAATCCCGGTGATTCCATCGGAAACACCTTTTTCATCTTTTGCTGCCCTTTCCAGTGCGTCAGCCCAAAAGGTCATTTCTGGAACAGCAGAAACCACCATCTGGCGGGTGATTTCGTCCAGCCTATCCGCCAGTTTTCCAAGGGCGTCAATTTGCTCTTTAGAGATCAGGTCAATGGGGCCGAGTTCGTTGATCTTTGTGAGAGCGCCGGCAGCCTTGAAGGCTTTCACTCCCAAAATCTCAATCATGGCGGCCTGAGTCTGGGCGCTGTTTCCTGAGTTCTGATGGGCTTTACCCATCCGGGTGATCAGGTCGATATTTGAGATGCTCTTGTCGTTGAGCTCTGCCACCGAGATTCCGAGTGCCTTGAAGTAGTCCCGGGCCTTTCCACCTTCCTCGACCGCCTTTAGGCGCTCCTGGCTCACCGCGGTGATCGACTTGGCCATGGCCTCGAATGAGACGCCTGTTTGGTTGGCTAGGATCTGCAGGCGCTGCACGTCGTCCGTGCTGATGTTGAGCTGTTCTGATAGGTCGCCAATAGCATCGGCGGTTTGAACCACCTTGGAGGCGAAAGCACCCACCGCGGCAACAGATAAGGCGGCACCAAGTTGTCCGCTGATAGAGTTTCGGAACTTGTCAGTCAGGCTCGACGCCTTCTTTAGGCCTGTCTCATAGGCCGCGCCGTCCAGGCCGAGCTTTGCAATGAGTGAGAAGATGGCCATGGTTCAGTTCGTCAAAGTTGCCTGTTCCTGAGCGTAACGCCAGAGAGCATCGTTGTCACTGCTCCACAGCTCGACTTGTCCCTGCATTTCGGCATGAGTCAGGAACATCCGTTCCGCATCCATGACAGGCATTCTCAGCACCGTGTCCTCGGTGAACCCGATGCCAACAAGACCGACCAGGATCCGCTCGGGCCATGGCATTGCCGGTTTCTTGCTTCGACCGCCTGGCTCTCGGAGAACTTCAGGGCAATCCGACTGGTCCCCAATCCATTCCTGCATGACCTGACATTCCTTGATCAAGTCAGCCTTTAAGATCCGGCGGCGCATCATTCGGAGCGGAATCCATCGGAAGATTGACTCCATGGCCTTCACCGACTGCTGAGCATCCTGACTGCACACGATAACGGCTTCCACTAGGTCGTTGGCGGTGGCTTGTCCGCCGTGAACGAATGGAGATCCGAGTCGGTGCAATAGGATAGCGTGCCCGACAGTAAAAGGCTCCATTCGGAGCCCCATGACCACCGGGCAGGGCTTGGCTGTCGCCGTCAGGATGTCGGCCAGTTGGCTCACAGGGCGGTGGCGGCACCGGTGGCGGTGATGTTGGTGTACCGCTTCAGCGTGATGGTGCCGGTAGCCTTGCCGGTGGCAGTGGTCTTGATGGAACCACCGCCGGCGTAGATCCAACGGTTGCCGGTGGCGGCATTGATGGCGTCGGCGTATCCACCAACCTCGATGACCGGGGCGCCGGTGATGACGCAGGTGCCGTTCACGTCGGGCAAGGCAGCTGAAAGGAGGGCGTTGGCCACGCTGGTCGTGTTGGCCGGGATGAAGTTGACGGTCAGGGTCAAGCGGTTGTTGTAGCCGATGTGGCCGACCACCTCGCCGCTTGAGTTCCGCACCTCCTCGGTGTCGGCCTCATGGGTGATGTCGTAAGATTCCATATCGGGCGAGACGTACCCGGTGACAACGAGGGCGCCTGCGGCGTCGTAAAGCGCCAGGGTCGCCGGTGATCCGAAAATGTATTTGCTGCCTTGTGTGTTAGCCATGTGGTTTTGGTGTTAGGTGGTTGCGCTGCAGTAAAGGGTGAATGTCCGGGTGAACGTCCTAGACCGATTGGAGATTGAGGCAGCCCCAAAGTCCAGAGGGGCGGCGAACTGGGCCGTAAACGGGCCGCTGGCGTCGTTTGTTGCGGCGTCCAAGGCGGAGGCCCCGGCGTCGTCAAAGAGCGGCAGGATCCGATTGTCGAGCACCTGCACGGTGGTCAGGACGGAAGCCTCGTCGGTGTCGTCGGCCGATAGCTGCAGCTCGACAGAAACCTCGACCTCATTCGTCAGATCCACCCGTTGAACAGGCCGGGCCGAGTTGGTCGAGACCACCAGCCTCGGGAAGTTGGGCATGACGTCCTCGAGGTCCGGGTCGTCGTAGAGGCCGCGGCTGTAGGAAGTCAGGCAGGTAGGCGTGCCGGATCCGGAAGCCGACCAGTCGGCGGCTGCCAGGTAGTCTGCCACGGCCTTCTCTGCTCTGAGTGCTACGGCGTTCATTTGATGGCGATCCCGTTTTCCTCCAGCACCTTGCCATTGGCAAGCATGGCCTCGGTCATGTGGCTTGTCAGCTCGACCAGCTCGTCGTCCATGGCCTTCTGCATTGCGGTGTTGTAGATGGTAGAAACTCGGTTGTATTGGTTATCGGCCACGCCGGCAGTCATTACCACCGATGCCGTCGGGTTGAAGCCCGGGACTGCCTGGATGCCTCGGGCCTTGGTGCCCTTGTGCACGGCCACGTTCTCCTCGGGCAGGCCGTACTGGTTGGCAAGGGCCACTAGGGCGGCGTTCGTCTTCTTGGGCGCCTTGTAGCCTGCAGGCTTCGACAGCGGTTTCCACTTCGGGCTTTGGAACTGGGTGAAGCCCCGATTGTAAATCCGGATCACCTTAACCACGCCGGAGCGTAGGTATCCCACCGAGCCGATGGCTTTACGCATCAGGGCCGAGGCGGCTGCCTTCATCTCCTCGCCGTAGAGACCGCGGCGGCCTGCCTTGGCTTCCTTGGATTGGGCGATCAGGTGCACCCGTCGAAGCAGGCGGGACTTGCCGATGCGTTTGCCGGTCTTCTTGCTCTTCCGGTTCACGTCACCGAGTGGCTTGCCTAGATAGTCGGCAATGCGGCGCCGTTCTTGTCCCGGGCTCTTAGGCGGCACCAGGACGAACAGCCGGACCATCAGGAAGAAAAACCGGGCGTTGATGGCCTTGTGAAGGTCTCGGCTGGTTGATAGCAGGTAGGCCTTCATTGCCGCATCGAAGCGGCTGGAATCCACCGTCATGTTTACGACAGGCCTCACCGGGTTTTCGCTCCTAGTTCGAGGCTGTAGTAGGCGCCCGAGGCATCCACACGGCAGGACAGGATCCGCAGGGTCCGGCCCTGGTAGACCAGCGTGCGGCCGACCACGGGGCGGGGCTTGCAAAAGGTCAGGGCGATGCGGTCGGTGTTCTCCTGGAGCAGATAATAGCCGTCCTCCTTCAGCAGCCGGGAGAACTCGGTGCCTTGGTCCAGCGTGTAAAGCGTGGTGTCCATCGTGACCAGGGTGCTGTCCCAGGTCTTCCAGTCGCTGAACTTGACCAGGATCCGGGATGCCACGTTGTCCTGGAAGCCACCTGCCACCGGGGTGTTGGCGTCGGTGACGGCTGCCGGGATGCATCGAATCGACGAGCCCTCCCAGATGAACATGGGCGCCCCCAGCATCTGCTGGAGCACCGTCATGCCCTGCTGGAGACTGGAGCCGATGATGGTCATTTACGCGGTGAAATAGGTGCCGAGATTAGGATCCGGCTGGTTGCCTGGATCTGGCTGGCCATGCTGGTGATGTCTCCGGTCTCGTAATGGTACAAGGCGGCGTAGGATGTACCGCCGACAGCCTTGCCGATCACCGCGGTCTTGGCCTGAGCCGTGGCGTTGTCCAGCCAGATGGCCAGGGCGGCATCGTAGGAGACAGGATCAGGCAGACTGATGCGGAGGTCTCCGGTGGCGGATCCGCTCACCGAGTTCACGGTGATGTCGACCGTGAAAGTGGCAACGAATCCGATGGAGGTATGCCGCGCTGTGTTGATCGTGTAGCTGTAGGTCCGGCCACCGCCCGAGTCGGTCAGCGTAGGCACCCAGGTGGCCGGGGCTGTGTCGATTGGCAGGTTTCCATACAGCTCGTCGAAGTTGTCGTTGATCTTCTGCCCGGCGCCTCGGAGCGTGTCCCCGGTGTTGTCGTTGGCGATGGTGCCGATGTTGATGATTTGCTGGGCCATATCAGTTCTTGGGCAGGACGTACCAGCCGGCAGGCAGCGTCACCTTGGACGGCCCCACCAGCTTCTTGTTGGCATCGAAAGCATAGACGCTGGCTTTCACAGGCTTCGCCAGCATCACAGGGTCACCGTGCGGGACCATCACCACCTTTGTCTGGCAGCCCAGGCAGATCAGCGACACGGCCAGCCAGGTCGTTTTTGAGAGCCTCGGGTGCTTTTCCATGTTCGATCTTGGTGGGTGGTGTTGCTCGGATCCAATCAAGGAATGCCAGGACGATCTGATAAACCCAGCTCATTCTGGTTTCTTCTCGGCATCCTTCGCCATGATCAGGCCGATTCCGGCGCTGACAGCAGCAATCATAGCAGTAAGGTCGACCGAGGTGCTGGGGTCGCCGTCGAAGATAGCCTTCAACGTGCCGCCGACAGCAACGAGGATGGCGCCAATGCCGGCCAGTGTGGTCTTGGTGTTCTTCATTTCTTGATGGCTTTGTAGAGTGCAACACAGGCCGCAATGAGGCCGACCACGGCGGAGATGAATCGGATGCCGTCGGTGAGCTGAGGAAGCATCGAGGCTGCTGTGGCTGCTGCCGCGGTGCCCAGCGACAAGGCTAGGCCGTTCGTTCCACCGCCGTGGTTGGTTGCGTCCATTTACTCTGAGGGTTTGGGTGTCTGTGAGTTGATGAGTGCGGCCTCGATGATGTCGTAGATAGGCTGGCCGACCCTGATGTTGGGAACGCCTCCAGCCTTCATGGCGATTTCTACGAGTTGAGCGAGCTGCTGGGCCTGCTGCGGTGTAAATTCGATCTTGATCATACGGTCGGAGCATCGGCAACCGCAGCTTCTTCGGCAACAACAACCGGAGCGGGCGGCACCCACGGCAGCGGCAGCACCACAACCGGCGGGTCGATCTGCGCTTCGATCTGCGCGGTGACGTTGGCTTCGATGGCCGCTTGATCGACTCCGTTGGCGAAGCACCAGTCGAGAACCTGCTGCTCGGTCAATTCGTTGTACGGAGTGAATGATCCGGTGGGCGGTTGGAACGAGCAGGAGCCGTAGCAGGTTCCGCTGTAGCTGTCCTGCGAGCCGTTGCACCTCCAGTCGGCGGTGATGACGACATCGGTGAGTGTGCCTTCAACCGGCTTTGTCAGAAGGCGTTCGATGATCCAAGAGATAGTCATGGGATTAGGCTAGGGTGATGTTGGCAACACGGGTAACACCGTCAGTTCCACGAACCGAGATGCGGAGGTTGGTGTTGCTGGTCAGGTTGAAGACCATCTGGCTGTTGGTTGCCAGCGTCGGAGCGGTGCCGGTGACGTTTGAGATGACGTTGCCGGAGGTGTCGATTAGCAAACGTGTTGCCGAATTGTTGACATCGTAGAAACGAATCGACTCAGCACCAGCAGAGCCGGTAAGAGACAATGACCAGCGATTGGTGCTGGCAGTGCGGAAAACGACACCGGGGTTTCCACCACCGGAAACGGTCGATGTGAAAATGCCGCCAAGACCTGAACCAGTTCCAGATTCCTGAACTTCAAACTTACCAGCGGAAGGAACAACCCCCACGCCCAAGCCGGTGGCGTTCAAAGTCATGGCGGTGCCAGCGACTCCGCCGACGTTCGACCATGTGGCTACGCCGTCGGAGGCCAAGCGATAACGCTCGCTGCTGTTGACGTTTACAGTGAGCGGCTGCGCTCCTGTGCTGGTAATTTGATTGAATCCAGAACTAGCGTTTGCAGTAAACGAAATACCATTTCCAGAACTATCATAAAAACGGCCAACCTCACCAAAGGTGGCAGCAGGAAGAGCCGCATGAAACAAAACCGCCGGACTCGCCGTACCAATACCCACCCGATTGTTCGCGCTGTCCACCTTCAGCGTGTTCGTGTCCACCGTCAGGTCGCCGGTGATGGTGGCGGAGGCGAGGGTGGCGGTGCCGCCGGAACCGAGAAGTTGATTGATCGTCGACTTCTTGGTCGTGCCGCTGGCGGCCATTGACGTATCGGAGACGTCTACAATCACCAACGGGTCGGCCGTGGGATCGACTGTTGAGATGGCCGTTAAGGCCGTAATTTTGGAGTCTGCCATATCAGTAAACGGTGAGGATGAACTTGTCGGAGTTTTCGGTTAGTAAAAGGTCGGTGCCGTCTTCCAAAGCGATTCGGTCGTAGGTGCCGAACGAGAAAACGATCTTGCCGGAGGCATCTTCCTGCAGGACGAAGAACTCGTCCTCCTGCAGCATATCGCGCCGCAGGATCGGCAGATCGAAGCCGCCGGCCTCGCCGGAGGGCGCTCGATTGGTTCCGATGCCGATGCCGAGTCTCATGTGTTAGGCGGTGCGAGCTAGGAATGCCACGGCCTTGCCAGAAGCCAGTTGAAAGCCGGTGATGTCACCGCACAGCGGGAAGCCGGCCGGCAGGGTGATGCCAGTCCAAGTTCCAGAGATCCCGGTGCCGGTGATCGAGGTGAAGACGGTCGGCTCGGTCGGAATTACGGCCGAGAAGTTGCCAGTCTGGGCAGCCGTGGTGGTCACCGGGAAGAATCCCTGGCGCCCCATGCTGTATTCCATCGAGATGTCTGCTTGAACGGCCATTTTGTTTTTCGGTTAGAGGGGAGGCCACCGAGATTTCCCAGCAGCCTCCCCAATTTTAACGGTTAACCTTTTCGGATCTTCGGTGCAACGCTGCCCTGTATCCACAGGATCAGCTTCGAGCCCTCTGCAATCTTCGCGGTGTTGAAGTCGGTGCGCTGGGCGGCTGCATCGACTTCGGGACCGGCGACAATCTTGGATTTGCCTGCCTTGTCCACCGAGATGGTTGTGGCGATTCTCATGGTTCAGCCTATTAGGCGGTCACGAGAACTTCGGCCTGCGTGGTGTCCGCGGCAGCGGCGCCGAACATGATGTCGTAAGACGCCATATGCGAGCGGCTGGCGCGGCTGTACCACACAGACAACAGGGCGGAGAGGCCGTTGTTGGTGGTGACCGTGCGCTGCTCAATGAACTCGCCGGCGATCATTCCGACCGGCAGGCCGGAGGCGATGGCGATGGAATCAGGGCCGCACACAAAGCCAACGGCGTTGGTCTCGGCCGAGGTCCAGCGGTTGTTCTCGGCGATCACATCGAAGCCGAACCGGCCGTTGTTGAGCGCCTCGTAGCGTGCATCCGGGAAGGTGCTGGTCGCCGCGGAGAACTGCAGGCGGGCCAGGTGGCCACCGTCGAGGATCAGGTTCTTCGAGCGGTAGTTCTTCGCCAGGGCGAGGATCGCAGGCAAGTCGCTGGTGTCGAAGTTCGCGGCCGTGCCGATAGCGGTGGCGGCGCCGTAGTTGCCGGAAACCATCAACGCGGTCAGGACGTCGCTGATGCCGTAGGCGAACAGGTCCGCAGAGCCGGCGGCCAAGTCGGCCAAGCTGAAGCCCTGGTTGAGCTCCTGCTGCGTCACGGTGAAGTTCTTCGAGATCTGGTTCACGGTGACCGAGGTGGCGGCCAGCGTGCTGTCGTTGTTGGTTTCCCAGCTCGTGGGGTTGGTCTGGGCGGCGGTTCCGGTGGTGTACTTCTTCACCTGGACCGTCGCGCGGGGGCGGAGGTTGTCCAGGCCGACGTTGCGGCTGAAGGCGGAGACCAAGGCCAAGCGGTTGGCGGCCACGGTGATCACGGCGTCGGCGAGGTAGTCGACAACCAAGCCAGAAGCGAACGTGTTCGCGTTCTGCGGGGCGTGGATGGCGCTTTGGCGCAACAGCTCGCTGTGGTTGGAGACCAGCCAGGAGCGGCGCTCAGCACCAGCCTGCATCTTCTTGTGAGCCTCGAGCAACGGGTTGCCGAGGTTCTCGATGCGAACCGGGGCGATGGGCTCCGGAGCGGGGGCGGCGGTGGGAGCCTTGGCGCTGATGGCAGCGGCAACGGCCTTTGCGACGATGGCGTCGATGTCGAGGGCGGTCGGCGCACTAGAAGCGGCCGCCACCACGGTGTTTGATTCAGTCATGTTGTGTGGTGTCTGCTGTGATGTCGGCGCGGTTGTCGCGCCATCGGCGGCAGCGGGAGTGCTGCCGGTCGAAAGTTTGTCCTCAGTCTCGGAGAGCTCTTGCTCCTGGTCGATCTGAATGGCTAAGGCGGTGAACCAGTCACGGCCAGCGGCGCCTCCCCAAAGGTTAGCGGCCACGTCGGCCGGTGTGTTTGGATCGGCCTCGAGGAAGCGCTCATTGCGAGCCCACCAGGCCACAGCCTTCTTCACCTTCTCGATGCTGGGCTCTTCGCCCTTTGCCATGTTGCGGGCCTCAATCACGGTGGCCTCTTCCAGACCGTCGCCACCAAGGCCGGCCTCGTATTGCTGAATACCGCGCTCGAGGTTGCGGCGAACAGTCGGAGGGGCAGAGCGGGTGACGGCTCGAGGATGCCAGCAGGCAGCCATGGCCGGGAGCTCGGTGCATTTGTCGATCAGGCCGAACTGCATGGCCTCCTGGGCGGTGAACCAAGTCTCGGCAGTCATTGCTGCCCGAATCTGAGCCATGGGCTTTCCGGTGCACTTGGCATAAATTGAGGCGAGCACTTCGGCATGCTGGTCGAGAGCGTCGGCCATCTTCCGCATATCCTCCGAGGTGCCGGCCACCATTCCGGATGGGTCGTGAATCATCAGCAGCGAGGCGTCGGCCATTTCCACCGTGTCACCGGCCAAGGCGATGATTGAGGCAATGGAGGCAGCAATGCCGACCACCCGGGTTGTTACGGGCGCCTGCCGGCCTCGAAGCATGTTGTAAATGCTCAGGCCGTCCCACACGTTGCCACCGGGGCTGTTGATCTCGACCACCAGGGGGCCTTGACCGATATCCTGCAGGGTTTGGCTGAAGGCCTTTGCAGACAGGCCCGAACCACCGAACCAGTCCTCGCCGATTTGGTCGAAGATTTGGATGGTGGCCGGCTCCATGGCCGAGGCCCGGGGCTTGTAGGAAAGCCAGTTGGTTACTTTAGTCATTCGGTTTTTTTGGCCCTAGGTTTGCGTTTCTTCGGGGCGGCCACGGCAACAACCTCTTGGATGGGCTCGGCAGGGATTTGTTCAGGCATAGTGCCCGAGGGATCCTCCTGCATTGCCATGTCGGCCGGCTCCGGTGCGATCGGCTGCTTCTGGGCGGTCGAGATTTGCGAAACGTCGATGCCGTACTTGCCGGCCAGGTCTTGAATGTATTTGGCCTGCTGGGCTTTGGACTCCAGAGCCGAACGCCAGTCGATACCGCGGGCGCCGTAAATCTCGTCGTAAGTCGTCACACCGGCCTCGAGCTCGGCGAGCTGGGCGGCCGAGTTGCGGCCGACATCGACATTCGGAGCCCGGGGCGCCTGGATGGCCACCTCGTACCAGTCGTCCGGTGAATCGCGCAAACTGGGATCCACCCGGATGGCGTACTCCATGACGTATTCCCATATCCGACGGGCGGCCGAGGCCATCACCTGATGGCGGCTCCGGAACCATACCGACGACATATCCAAGGCGCCGCGGTAGACGGTGCCCTGCATACCTTCAGGGAATACCAGAACGTAAGGAATGCCGACGCCGGCGCACACCTTTTCGGTCAGGTTGCGCCAATATTCGCGCATGTTGACGTTGGGGCGGTCGGCTTGGAACTGCTCGAACTCGTCCCCGGTCTTCAGGACTTTGACGGTGCTGCCGAAAATGTTTTCGTAGTACGTCTGGGCGGTGCCTTGTGATCCGGCCACACCGGAGCGGAGGCTCGTCGCCTGCACCTCACCGGAGCTGGTCTTGATTACCTGCGCCACGCTGGAGGCCAGCTTGCAGGATTCCATCTCCAGCTTCTGAAGGTCGTCTAGGTCGTGCAGGTCGTTAATGACGCACGCCACGAACGGGAGGCCGCGGAGCTGGCCTGCACGTTGGGGCTCGTAGATGTGGACGATGGAGTCGGAAGAGATCGACCGGATGTCGGTGAGCTGTCCCTGCTGCTGCTCCTGGCCGATGTAATACGAGATTGCCCGGCCTGTCTTAGGATCGAACCGAACGCCATCGAAGACGTCCGGCTGATTCTCCTGTCCGGTCGGGGTGGAGACCTGCTGCGGCTCAATGAGCTGCAGGCGGGGCCGGCCGGTCTCGCCCTTGGTCAGGAGGAGAAAAGATTCGCCATCGTAGAACCAGCCACGGGCAGCCAATGACATCAGGGTGCCGAATGACTGCCGGGATCCGATGTCTGGGTAGCGGCACCAGATATCCCACCATTTCTTTGCCTTCAGGTTCCATTCCGGATCCGATGAGGCAGGCTGTACCGAGAAGTTGCTGCCGACCGTGTAGTTCTCGAAAAGGTCGCCCAGGCGGTTCATCACCGCATTGTTCTGCTCGAAGAACCGGGACTTCCGGACGATCTGCTGGCGGGTGCTGCTGGTGACATCGAACCGCACCGAGGTGTAGCTGGTGTCGAGGAATGAGCGCCGGATCGAGTTAGACGCGCCCTCGTAACGGTCGACGGGTGCCGACCGGAACTTGTTTAGGATGGTGTCGAGAAATCCCATCAGGTCATTCCCGTTCTGATGGTGCCCTCTCGACGAAAGTTCGAGAAGTCGCCGCCGTATGACGTCGCAGCCACAAGGACCACGGCCATCATCTTGTTGTAAATCTGGGTATCGGTCGGGCTGCTGATGCCGTCTTGGCCGAGGTAGTAGACAGCCAAGTCGTAGTCATCAAGGAGGCTTTCCCACATCTCGACCATCTCGGACGGGGTGGGGGCGCCTTTGCCGGGTTCCGCGAACTCGACCGAAACATCCGACGATGAAGTCGAC